AGCATCTTTTCCTGCTGTAGCAATTGCAGCAGTTTGAGAACCTGCACCGCCGAGATAATATCTTGCTGTGTTTAAATTGTTTACTTCTGTCCAAGAAGTTCCATTATATAATTCTGTATTTACTGTACCAGTAGGAGTTCCATCAGCACCTCCTGCAGCTAAAGCTGCTGTTTGAATTCCAGCTCCTGCAGCAGCATTTTTAGCTTGATTTAAACTTCCGCCAGAAGACCAAACACCACCATAAGGATTATTTGCCTTTTCTTGTGCAAAAGGTACGGGGTCTGATGATAGGTTTTGAATATTAAAACCTTGTATATCTTTATAACTAGCCATTGATTATTTATCCTTTAATAACCAACCGTAAGTAGCTCCTGAGTATACTAATGTTAAACCAGCTCTTTCTACAGATACAGTTAAGTCTGCAGCAGAACCTTGTATATTTTCACCGTTTCTACCGACAGTTAAATTGTTAGTATCAAATGTTCCTGCGTAATCAACTAATGTTACTTCTGCACCTAAAGCAGGTGACGCTGGTAATGTTGCTGTAAATGCTGCTGAAGAAGTATCACAAAAATATCCTTCACCTGCTACAGCCGTGAATCCAGTTGATTTAACTGCTTGCCAAGATGTTCCACCAGAATTATCTGTGAAAGATAAATTTCCTGAACCATCTGTAACTAAAATTTGATCGGCTGTACCAGTTGCTGTTGGTAAAGTTAATGTGTATGAAGATGAAACTGTTCCTGGTGCTTTTAAACCAACGTATTCACCGCCAGCTGTATCACCTAATCTTAATGCACCTGTTGCAGCAAGAGTAACGTTTGTTCCATCCCAAGTTAAATTTGCAGATCCACCAAAAGCTGAACCGCCATCATTAAATTGAATTTGTGTATCAGAACCACCTGGAGGTGATGCTAATTGTACTTCAGTAACATCTTGTCCATCGATGTATAACATCTTAGTACCTTTATCAGTAGCTGAGAAAGTTGTACCTGAACCTGCATCTGAAGCACCTTTAATTTGTACTGTGTATGCGCCTGAAGTTGAATTTTTAAAAATATATAATTTTTCTGTTCCGTTAGGAATAGTTACAATTTGATTTCCTGTAATTGCACCTGTTAATTCTATTACAACATTTCTTGCAGCGTTAGTTAGGCCACTTGTTGTGTCGTCACCATCTGTAATTAATAATGCTGTTGTTTGTGCGCCACCTGCAATAGATTGTGAATGATAACCTGTTGCGGCTTGTTGAATAATATTTAAATTTGTATTTGTTTTATTCCCCCATGTACCAGCGTTCTCGCCAGTTGCCATAAGTTCTATACCTAAATAATTGTATGTTGATGCCATAAATCTCCTATGCTGCTACATCGTTATAACTTGTATTTGATCCAGTTGCAACATCCGAATAAGATGTATTCGAACCCGTTGAAGCGCCACTATATGATGTATTTGAACCTGTGTCAACATCTTGATAATGGATGATAAAAGGTGTTCCTAATGTTGAAGTTACAGTAAAGCTTGGTAATCCTACAACTTGATCGTCAATTTCTGCTATATTTCCAATAGAAGCATTAAACGATAGACCTGTTAATCCTACAACTTGATCTGCTGGATCTACTATACCAACAGACATTGTAGCTTCTATTCCTGTTGGTTGAACAGCTACTGAACCTGATCCTATTATAAATCCTAATTGAGTATCTATTTGGAAACCATTTAAAGATACAGCATCATTTGGAACTATTACTGAGCCTTCAGATAATGTCAGCGAGAAGCCAGTAGGTAATACAAAAGTTGTTGTGTCAACTATTGATGTACCTTGAGCTGAAGTAATTTCAAAACCAGTTACAGATACGTCTTCATTTGGAGCAACAGCTGTACCTTGTGTTGATGTAATTGATAAACCTGTTAAACCAATAACTTGATCTGCAGGATCTATTACACCAATAGCTGCTGTAATTTCTTGACCTGTAATTGTAGGTGTAACTGATACATCAACTGTAGATGTTCCTTGCGCTGATGTAATTTCTTGACCTGTAATAGAAGTATTTGCATCTGCTGTAATGGTAACTGTACCAATTGTAAATGATGCTTCTATTCCAGTTGTATTGACTAATGCATTACCAGATATATCTAATGCAGTATTTAATGTTGATGAAACTTCAAAACCAGGAATGCTAATTGTTATACTTGCTAAATCACCCCAGTTATTTTCTCCCCAAGTTTTTCCACCCCAACCAGTATTAATTTCAGCTGTGATAGTTATTGCAGGATTGTATGTAGCGGTTATTTCTTGTCCAGAAACTAGAACAGTTTCATTTGCTAAAGTTCCCCAATCTCCAGCGCCCCATGTTTTAGCACCCCAACCAGTAGCGAGAAGTTCATCTTCGCCCCAGTAAGCTTGGCCCCAGGTAAATCTACCCCATCCAGCCATGAGCTACTCCTATGCTAATCTTATGATTGCGTTTGACGAATCGTTTGTAGGGAATTGAATTGTGAAAGTTCCGTTTGTTGCTGTCTTGTCAGAACCAAAAGCAATTACACAAACAGCATCTGTTGTGCCAGTGCCACCATCTGTTGTTGTATTATAAATTAATGCGCCGTTAGCTGTGAAAGAAGCTGAAGTCCAAGACACATCAGAAAAATCTGTAAACGCAGTTGTTGAAGTTAAACCAACTCCAGTGTTTGTTAAAGTTTCTCCACCTGCAACGTATGCAGAACCTGCTGTGTTTGTAATTTCATTTGTTGCTGAGTAATCAGTTGTTGTTGCATCTAAAGTTGCTGAACTTGTGTAAAGTGCAATTTTAAAAGTATCACCACCTGAACCAGATGTATCAAAATCGTGTTTGCCTTGTAAAAGTTCTTGTTTAAAACTAGAACATATCGCTGATGTAATTGCCATAATAAACTCCTTAAGGTGTTGTTGATGGTATTGTTATCCTAACTGTCCCATCTGTGTAGTCGTCTCGTTTACGTCTACCAAGTTGTTCCATTCCAAACTTGTCTACTTCTTCTTTATACTTATTTTCATAAAGTGTCAACATATCCATTGGACCTTTTAAATATCCATAAGCTTCTACTAAACAAGCATAAAGTAAGCCATTTCCAAAGTATTGGCTTATATAAGTTGTAGCATTAGAGCTAGATAATCCATCAGGAATAGCTTCATAATGAATCTTAAAAGTATAAGTATCATCTGGTACAGGAGCTATAAATAGTCTTCCAGAAGTAGTATCTGTTACACCTGTTGCTCCACCAAACATAGCATAATATTTAGGAAATCCTGTAGATGTTTCTGCAGGAATATATTCTTGTAAATAACTTTCATCCTTCTTTTCTAACCAAGAATTAGTACCTGTAGAAGCAGAAGTTGAATTATATACTTGAACACCTTTAACAAATAAAGTTTTAGCAGGTACGTTTATTGTACTTTGACCTGTAACTAAATTACCAATTGATTGTTTTTTATATGCATCAATAGGTACATCTCTTAAAATTCTAAATTCAGCATTTTCAATAAATTGATTTGTAATTGTAGAAGTTAAAACAGAACTGCTTACTTCTGTGTAATTTTGAATTGCTGTTGTTAATGTTGTGTATGTAAATCCTGCCATATTATGGTGTTAATGTTACTGGTCCTGCTGTAACATTCATTCCTCCAAAACTTCCTGTTAACGTACAATTAGTACCTAAATTAAAACTATAAGTATCTGTTGTTAGAACTGTTATACTAAATCCACTTGCATTTTCAAACAAAGAATATGCTAATCCTCCTGGGCTACCGTCTACATTTCTTAAGACAACTGTGCTTCCATTTGCTCTACCGTGTGAAGGTTCTCTTATTGTAATAACACCAGATCCACTAACTGTTGAAATAGGGTTACCTGGTAACAAATTAGGTACCGCTGGTTCTACTCTATCTGGTCTAGCTTGTGGCAAACCTTGAGCATCTGCACCGTGTGGTTTTGGCTCTAATTGTGGTTGTTTAGGGTCAAATTCAGAAATATGTACTCTTAATCCATCCCATTGTGTAACCATTTCTTTGTATGGAAATGCCATACCTGATTGATCAGAAATGAATTGTGCATATTTACCTTTTGAAAAATTAGACATTTGGATAATAAGTTTTTGGTGAAATGAATGTACTAGAAGGTGAACCATCTTCAGCTAATGCTCTAGCTAATTCATCTTCATAGAATAATTTTAATTCTTGTGTTCTTTGTGGAGCAAATTTTTGTGATAAATAAAATGCTAAACCAGAAGCCATACAAGGAACAAATCTAAAAGGAATATCTGTTGCATTTGTATAGTTTCCAACATCTTGAATTCTTTTTACATAATAGTAATTAATAAAATTACCTGCTTCAGAAGCACCAGGAGTTAAATATAAAGTGATTGTAACTTTATCAATAAATCTTTGTACAAAATATTGAGAAGGTGTTCCTTGCGAAGTTTTATTTGCAAGTCCTTGATATGTAGATCTATCTATTTTTGTAAGTGGAGTATCAACGCTAGATGAGTTTCTGTAAGAAGCTTCTAATACATCTGAAACACCATAAATAGCTGTTGCATCTGATGTGCCATCAGAAGTCGCTCTATACATTGTGTAAACAGATTGACCTTGTACTAAGGTTAAAGAATTATTTCCTATTTCCCAATAATGAAGTCCTCGGTTACCCCATTCTTGAAACATAATATTTAAAGAACGTCTGGCCAATTTCAATTGATTACCAGATACGCCTTGCATACCAATTCTTTCGTATGCTTCTTCTATGATTTCATCAATAGAAAAAGTTTTATCAAAAGTATATGTTCCCGAAGTAGTGTTAGCCATTTAAGCCTCCTACGCTGTTAAATTCGGACCAGAATATTTATCTGTTAATAATGTATAAGCCGCAACATTAGTTTTAGTTTTGCAGTAAATTCCTTGTGGAAATAAAATTCCATCTTCTGGAAAAGAAAAATTAATTACATCTCCGTTTGGAACATCTCCAATAAATAAAGTTGCTCCAGCATTTGAAGTTGTACTTAATTCAAGAACACCTGCTCCAACACCATCAGAAGCAATTATAATACCTCTTAATCTTATTGGTTGCGCAACTATTGCTGTTGCTCCAGCTGCTGCTGTTGATCTTGTTGCTTGTATATCGCTTTTAAAACTCATTTTTTGTTCTCCTAAATTTTAGGAGCTCCCGAAGGAGCTCCATAATTAATTATGCTACGGCTGCGCCAGTAGTCACGTCTACAAAGTTAGTACCATTACCGAAGCAAAGAGATCCAGTTAAAGATGCACCAGTTGCATCAGAAACATAGATAACCAAACCAGCAGTTG